TTTTTTTTTTTGTTTTTTTTTTTTTTTTTTTTTTTTTTTTTTTTTTTTTTTTTTTTTTTTTTTTTTTTTTTTTTTGACAAGTCACAAAGACAAGTCTACAAAAACTTCTGAACTACCTATTTCTCTCTACGTTTTATTTCTCTGTTGTAATGTTTGCCAGCTTTCTAATAAATTTAACTCAAAATCTTCTGTTTGCACATAAGAATGTTTTGGAAATAAATAATACTCCACTACATCTACCATTCTTGGCATCACTGTCATTTTCTGTTTTCTTTCATCCTCTGTAAGCTCATCCCAATCAAAGGTTTTCCTAAATCTCTCTAACACATTATTAAAAATGGGCTTATCACAATTATCCGATATATACCTGACCAACTCTTGCTGAAACATATCTCCATTCCATTGCAAATGAACAATTATTTGTCTCATGTGTAACAATATCTTATTCCACCAAAACAAATTTGTACCTTGAGTATCCCACAAATGGCCAATACATCTCACTAATTGTCTATGATAACTTGTTAGTGCTGCAGGTTTTAACAATTTATAAGCACATGATGATAGAGGCTTAAATGATGCAATTTGAGTTTTTCCTCTATGTTTAACCATAATAAAATGTCTTTTCAATATTTTAGGTCCTCTTTGTTTAATTTCCCCAGTACTTTCATCTATTGTTGACAAAATATGGTCAAATGTTTCACTTGCTGCTGCTTTAAGCTCTATATCAAATTCTTGTTTAATAAAATTTGAGAATGAAAGAATTTCTATTGAATCAACTTTAACGTTATCTATTAATGAACAAAAAGGTCTTAATTGCCAGGGCAGAGACGCAAATCCATCATCTCCATACACATTATAAACAATATCAGTAAGATATTCAAATAGCAAACTTGCCGCAATTATTAACTTTACGACGGCGAAAATATACCTTTTATAACTTAGAAAAAGCATAATTGCAATTAAAGTGTTAAACATAGATGTTCCATACTCACCACTAAAGAGCACACCTATCACTAATCGCCAATCATCTAATCCTAACCATTTCACAAATTTCGCTGCATAAGAATCAGCAGACCATTTTGCAAATGCTTCTAAATTGAAGTAATTTTTATCTTTGTCATAAAATTGTAACAAAAAAATACACACAGTTAACAACATTATTGCTTTATGTGATGTATCAAATCGACTAATATCCCACTCCCAATAAAATCTCTTTGGAAATTTCACATTCTTTGCCATTTTTCTAAAAAATCTATATGCTCCTCCTCTATCCCAGTGAAACCCAACCATTACAGGGCCACGATTATACATAAAATGAAATGGAGGCAACATAAAAATCTTATCAAATATAAATTTCATAAAAGAAGGATTAAAGAAAATACGTAATGATGTATCCTCTTTAGTTTCCAATTTTACGGAAGCTGAAGACACCACAGGAACTCTATTTAAAATAATTGCTGGATGTATTCCATGTTTAATTGCTCTACGGACTTTTCTTGCCAAATTACAGAATTGCAATAACACATAAGGATATGATTCTTTCTTTGTGGGATGTTGAGTCAACTTACACATATTTTTCATAATCAACCAATTTCTTTCCAAAATATATTCCACTTTTGGAATTATTTGGAAATGTCATATTATAAGTTGAATCTAAAGTTAGATCTGGACAAGGTAATTTTACTATATTTTCCCAA